CATTGCGCACACCGACGCCCACCTGCGAGTACGCTGCGGCTCCAAGACCCCGCGTGTAGCTCAGGGTCTGTCCGGCGAACAGCCAAACCATTTTCTGAGCGTAACCGCCGGCGCCGGCGCCGGACGCGGCGATAGCGGTGGAGGCCATGCCGATACCACCCTGCCCGGCGGCGCCGGTCACCCGCACGTCATGCCAGCCGGTTTTCTTGGCTGTGAAGGTGCCGGAGCTGGTGAGCTTCATCATGCTGGTGAAGTTCGCTGTGGCCTTCGATGCCTCTCCGCTGTACCGGAACACGGTCAGGCGGAATTTCGTGGTGGTTTCGGCCACAACCTCCACCTCGTCACCTGGCGCCAAGGTGATGCTGCCGCCCTTGATGATGAAGTTGGCGCCATCGGTCAGCGGCGTCGCGGCGGCCGCCAGCAGCCGGCGGCGTGCGCCGGCCTGTGGTGCGGCGGCAAAGCCGGTGATCGTCGTCGTGCCGGTCAGCGTGAAGTTGTTGCCGCCAGCGCCCCAAATATCCAGCGTGCCGGCTGCCGGCGTATCTACGCCGCGCTTTTCGTTCAAGGAGTCGGTCAGGCTGCCGCCGTTCACGCCGCCAGTGTTGCCTTGCGCGCCCTGGGCGCCCGTGACCGTGATGAGCCAGTCGTTGACCGATCCCGATCCGGTGAAGCTGGTCATAGTGGCGGTCAGCGTGGTGCCGCTGTACGAGAAGACCGCGCCGTCCATTTTCTTCGACAGGTCCGAGGCGCTACTCGATCGAAGTGGTGCGCCAGGCTGGAATGGTTTGCCGGCCGGGACGGTGAATACCTTCGTTCCAGTGCCGAGCACGACGGCCGACGTGCTGGACGCCGTCGCCGCTACGGAGCCGGCGCTGTTCGCAGCAATCACCGCGTTTGCGGCCGCGCTGTCGGCAGCATCCTGAGCCGTATCCGCGCTGGCGGCAGCAGAGGCCTCCTTCGCATTGACATTGACCTCCAAGGCGTTCGCCTCGGCGGCCCATGTCGGAAGATCACCCATATACTTCGCGACCGCAGCATCGAAATCGTTTTGCTGCATCGATTGGTCAGGCAGATCGTCCATGAGCACGGTAATTGGCATTACACTTTCCCCTCGATTTGTATTGATATTTTTGACTGGTCGACCTCAGTAATCACGGTCTTGAAACTGGAATAAACGCCACACACAAGGCTGAGGTCGAACCCTTTCGCGCCGATGAAAACCACCGTCTTCTGGCGGAAATCAATCATCCGGTCGTGCAATTCGTCGATCACGTCGTTGTCGACCACGACGTCCAGGCTCATCTTCTTGGAGTAGCCGCGCAGCGTGGTTTCGCTGGTTCCATCGAAGTTGAATCGCGTGCTGGAGTAATCCTTGATTTCAGCTTCCAGACCATACTGGGACAGACCGACATCCTCCAGCGGGCCGATGCGCACCATCCCGCACTTCGCGAGGCGGCCTGGCCTATTGATCCTGACCTCAAAAGTCGCGGCGTAGTACGCCGGCAAGGTGACCGTGCAGAACTGTCGGCGCCGCCGGATCCGTTTGAAAAGCCAGTTGAACATGCTGCTCGCCGATTTTGAAATCACGAGACTGGTGGTTTCGGAATGCACCGTGCCGGCGGTCGGGTCGACGCCAGTGATGACCACTTCATCTCCCTCGACGTTCCCCAGGTACAGGGCCTGCGCGATCGCCTGCGGCCGCACGGTGAAGACAATTGAATCCGCGTGCTCGGTCTGCGTGTTGTTGTACTCATCGAACATCTTCCAGCGGTTCGTGGCACCTTTCGGCAACCAGTAGACAGTGTCGGTGAGCGCGCGGCCGATATTCTGGCCGGCGGTCGCCGTGTGCACGCCGGACTGCGTTCCCGAGGTGTTGATAGCGGCACCACCGACGGTAGCGCTCAACGTGAAATTGTCGGCCGCAGGCGCCCGCAAGTAATACACGACTCCCGCGACAAAGCCAGTAGGAAGCGCGACGCTAGTATCAAACGAAATCGGCGTGCCGGCGGGCAGCGCATGCGCCACCCAGGTGACAACGCCGGGCGATGCGATCGAGATAGTTACCGCTGAACGGGCGCCAAGCTTCGACTCGTAGTTCAGGTGATTGACCGGATCCATGACCAGGTCGCCGGCAGCGTAGACCTTCCCCGGTACTTGCACCGGGTAGTCATCCTCCGGCACGTTGGAACTCACGAACACGCCCGGATTGGAAACCGAGATCGGGTCCAGGATAATCATTCAGCCTCCTCGGTCGAGAAGGTCAAATCGCCGTTTGCCACGGCTTCCAACGTGTCCGCCGCGTTGAGCGTGCTCTTCGCAATCGCGTACAGATGCGATTCCAGCATTTGCCGCAGATCCGCGTTCTCAGCACGCTGAGCGCGCAGCTCTACCAGCAGCGCGGCGCTGTTGTCGGACGGGTTGCTGAACTGCCGCAGCATCGCTGCCGTTTGATCGGCATTGAAGATCCGCGACGGGCCGGTCACTTCCCATTCCGGGCCGCGCTCGCCCACCAAGCGCATCCCGCCGGCAAAGCTTCCCCCGGCAGCAAACCCCGGCACGCCGTTCAACTTCTGGTACTCCGCATCCGCCTTGATTGCGGCCTTGACGTCGTCGATTGACGATCCGGACTGCATCACTTTGAGCCAGTAATTCAAGCCACCGGCATCAGCGTTACGGCCAAGCAGATCCTTGTAGAGCTTCTGGACCTGCGCCTCGTCGCTACCCTTGATCAGGCTGTCGATCGCATCAGGCGACATGCCGGCGACAGCCTGCTGCTGCCAGTATTCCAGGCCAGCTTTGTCCGGCGTGCGGCCAAGCCCTTCCTGATAGGACTTCGCGATTCCAGCGTTCGCGGCGATGATCGAGTTGTCCTTCGCGTCGCGGATCGCCCCGAGCACTGCCTGCAAGGTTTGATCGATGGTCAGGAGTGAGGTATCGACGCCCTTCAGCACGTCGATTTGCGTACGGGTCGATTCGACAAGCTCGTTCAGACGCTCCGTCTCGGCTTCATACGCCGCCTGGTTCGCGTCCTTCTGTGCCTGCAACAGGTCAAGCGTTTTTTGCTCGACCGTCAGCGCGGAGTCGGTGACGCGGCCCAACGCGGCGATGCTGTTTTGGGTCTTGTAGAAGTCGGCCAGGTACTCGTCGTAGGTGGCGAACTGATCGCTCGCATCCTTGGTCACCACCGACAGCGCGCTCTTCAAAGCATCGGCGGCCGGCAGCGGACCGCCGGCCTTCGCGATGGCGAGTGCTGCCGCGATCTGCGCCTGCGCGGCGGCGCGCCCCCCATCGGCACCGGTGCCCGACATCGCCATCTGGTCTAAGCTGGATTTCAAGCTGTCGGAGAGCGATTTCAGCTTCGTGATCGATGCCGTTTGCGCATCAATGCGCTTCTGGATCGATTTCATTTCGATCTCATGCGCCTTGGCGTTGGCGGCCTTCTGATCTTCGACCAGGCGCTGTAGCACAGCAAATGCGCCATCCACGTCGGCCAGCAAGTCAGTCGCTTTGTCCTTCAGCAGCTCGGCCGCCTTCGCCTGGTCCTTCAGCGCGATGATGCTGTCGTACAACGCGAGATTCGACGCGGCGATTCCGGCGCGCTCCTTCTCGCGCAGCTGAGCGGACGTCATCGCCAGTTGGTCGTATTGCGACTGCAAATCCTTGCGCTCGTCGGCGATATCCTGCTCGGTTCGGGACAGGTCCACGGTAGCGGCGTGGGTCTTGGCAAATGCGTCGGCCAGCGCGAGCAGCGCGGTGTACTGCTTGGCGCCGGCTTCGGTCGCCAGCGCCCCGGAGTTGGCGAGACCCAGCACCGCATCTTTGAACTTGTCGCGGGTGTCGACGCCTTGCAAGCCCATCGCGGCCAGGGCATCAGTCACATACTTCTGTACCGGCGCCAGCTGCTCTGCCTGAGACAGGAAGTTGCTGGCGAACGAGGACGTTTGGCTGGCAAGCTGGTCGATGCCGCCCGTCAGTTCGATCAACCGCTCGCGCGCCGCGATGCTGGCCATGCCAGTAGAGCCGAACGTCGATCCGATCGATTCCATGATCGAGTTGAGGTTCGCATAATTCGTTGCGACCCGAGTCAGCGTCTCGAAGTACCCCTCGCCGACCTTCTGGAAGTCACCCAGGCCGGCGACGCCGAACTGCGCCATGTCGTCGCCCAGCTTCGAAAAGATGGTTTCGAGCGCGTCCTGAATCTCCTCGCCGTTCAAGTCCTTCAGGCTAATTTTCCCGAGGTCGACCACGAAGGAATTCAAGTTCTGGGTGAAGGCGTCACCGCCCACGCCCAAAAGCTCCGCAGCGGTCTTTACGCTATCCGACAAGGACAAGATCACCTTCGCGAACTGCGCGTCTACCTCAGCGCCCAGCGCCTTGGTCGCCGTGTTGTATTTGTCGCTGGAGAACCAGCCGCCCGACTTTTTGGTGTCGACGTAGGACTGGCTGACGAGACCATTCTGGGCGATGCCACCAACCGTTCCCGCGCCGATCATCACGCCCGTGTCCTGCACCGTCGTTTTGCCGCCGAAGATCGAGCTGACCAGGCCGCCCCAGAATCCGCCGCTCGAAGTCGGCATCACGCTGTCGGCGAGCGAGGTCACATCCGTGCCACGCACCAGCAAGCTCCCCAGGCCGCCAATCGAACTTTCGATCGCCTTCAGAGACGCCAGCATGCCCGCCGTGTGCGTCAGCTCGATGCTCGAATTTGCCGCGGCCAATTCGATGGAGTTCGCCAGCGACTCGGATTTAGCCGAGCTGTCGCCCAGCACCGAGCCGGTGCCGGCGGACTCCTGCCGATCCTTCGACGAAGCACCGCCTCCGCCACCAGTCGAAGCGCCCAGCGCGGCCATCACACCGAGCATGGCGGCGACGCCAGCGAACCCGCCCCAGCCCGACTCGGCGAACATCTGCGCGGCGCCGGCGGCCAGCGCCGGACCGATGGATGCCAGGTTCATGGCAAGCTGCGCCAGGTGGAAGGCTTCCGACACGCCCGTCAGGGCTTTGTAGCCACCGCTCTGCTTGTCGAAGAAACTGGCGGCGGCGCCGGCCATGTCTCCGTAACTGCCCAGCTTTTCGTTGGCTTGTTTCTTGTCGATCGCGATCAGCTTTTCGGTGTATTCAGCTTCGGTAGACAAGCCTTTCATGTACTCGTTTGCGGCCTGGCCGCGACGAGTTTCGGTCTCCTTCAACAGCTTGCCGAAATCGCGGAGCGCGTTTGACATCCTGGCGATGGCGCTGCCGGCTCCGTTGAATGCATCTCGCAGCGCGTCGCCGAAACTTTGTGCTTTGTCTTCGTCCAAAAAGGATTTCAACGAGTCGGCGTCCTTCTGTACATCCTGCAACTCTCCCAAGCGGGAGGTCGCTGCGACGTTCCGGGTCTTTGCCTCGATCAGCAACTCCAATGCGGCAATCTCGTCATAGGTCATACCAGTGGTCGAGCGCTGCGCCAGTTGTTCCTGTAGGCGCGCGAGCTCCAATTGCTCGATGGCCGCTTTCGTCAGGCCGAAGGTAGTGATCAACTCCTCATTTTTGGCAACCTCGTCGTTGGCCGCCTGAATAGATTTCGCGACCTGTTCGGCCTGCGCCTTCTGGATCGCGGTGTAGGCGACCAGTCCCTCGGCTGCCCGCTTGTTGGATTCGATGACTTCCTTTTCGGACTCAACTTTTTCAGCTTGTGCTTTGGTGGCGATGTCCAGTGCGAGTGCTGCCTCCATAATTTCCAAGCGCAGCGCTGCCGTTGGGGCCTTCGCAGCAGCGCGCGCGGCCGACATCATCTTTACCTGGTCGGTGGAAAGCCCGACCTGCGAGGCTTCGACTCTCATCGCAGCGGCGAAGTCAGTGGCCGCCTTGACAGCCGCAGCATATTCAGCGGCCGACTTCTTGGCCGCCGCGTCACGTTCTGCCTGCTCGGACAGAAGATCCTTACTTGCCTTTGACGCCTTGGCCATTGCAGCCACGGAATCTCCTCCGGCGCCAGTCCAAGCATCTGCAATGGCGCTACCCGCACTCTTCCAGCCGTCCACGATGTCGCTTCGAGCGGCCTTATCAATTGCCATCGCCTCCTTGAAGTTGCCAGTGGCGAAAGCAACGATCTCTGCGGCAGCAGCGCCCAGCGCCTTGCCGACGGTCGAGAACACTTCAACGATGCCAACGCCTACCGTGTAGAGGATCTTCAAGCCAGCGGCGAGCACCTTCGCGGTACTGGCCAGCTTGTCGCCGCTGGTCATGGACGTCAGGAAGGATCCGGCCAGGCCGTTCAGCGTCGGCAGGAGTTCGGCTGCGATGCCCTGGGCGACGCCCTGCGACCCTTGACCGATCAGGAACAGCGTGTCGTTGAAGTCGCCGGCGGCCGTCAGGGTTTCCTGACTCATCACCAGCCCCAGCTTCTCAGCCATTTCGGCCATGTCGCGCATGCCTTGGGAGCCGCCGTTCAGCATCGGGATCAGCGCGACGCCCGACTTGCCGAAGATCTCCATCGCCAGCGCCGACTTCTGGGCGCCGTTGTCCATGCCCGCAAACTGATCGGCCACGTCGTACAGCACATCCTTCGTGTTGCGGAATTCCCCCGATGCATCCTTTGTCGCGATCTTGAGCGCGCCTAGGCCGCCGCCACCGGCCGTGATCGCCTTCGACAGCTTCGACATCGACACCGTCAGTTCCTGGTCGCCGAAGCCCTCACGCTGGAAGATGAGCCGCACCCCCGCAATGTCCTGCGCAAGGAGCCCAGTTTTCTCCCGCAATTCGTCCATCGAGTCGGCCGCGTCGATTCCCCCTTTCACGAAGTGGGCGAATGCAGCCACGGTCAGCCCGGCCGCCAGGCCGGCGAACGCCTTCATGGCGCCATTCACGCTCGCGCTGATGCGCGTCATCGCCGTGTCGACGGTGCGGCGGGCGCTATCCATATCCTGCTGAAGGCGCGCGATCTGCGCGCTCAAGCGGATTTCAAGTTCGCTGATGACGGCCATGTGGGTCCAATAAAAAAGCCACCTCGTGGGTGGCGTGTTCTGTAAAAAAATGGCCGGTTCGATGACCGGCCTATCCGAGGAACAAATCCAGATTCCTGTCGACTTCCTTCTGCCGCGCCTTCTGCGACACTGGAGCAGTACCGTACGGCGCCGGGCGGTCGCGCTTGGTTGCGGCGTATGATTCGCCCAGATACTCATTGGACAGGCGGCGCAACAGCCTCACCTCCAGCGGCGACAGGTCGATGCCGACCGTGCGCTGCCATGCCTCCATCTCCATAAACGTCAGCGGCCCGCTGCCCATTCCCGCCGCCATCGTCGGCCCCATCTCGAAGAGGTAATCAAGCAGGTAGGATCCCCATTCAATTGGCGGCATCATGACCGGCTGGCCCTTCGCCTTAAGCGCTTCCCTGCGCGAAGGCTGAGGCGGTATCGCCTTCGGCTTCGCACCGGGCTTTTCCGGCGGCGCCTCGGGTACCGCGTTTAGCCAGGCTGCGTGTCGGACGTAGACGGCGAGCTCGTCGGCGAGCTCTTTTTGAAGTTTCCCCGATCACCGGTGAATTTTTCGCCATCATCCAAGATGTGACCCAGTTCCGGATCGGAGTAGGTGCGCAGGAACAGCTCACGGCCAGCGCCCTTGTCGTCGCCGAAGTTGTTGAACGAAATGGTGATGTCCGCCAGGAAGGTGGCGCGCTCGCGCAGCTTTTCTTCGGCCGACTGCTTGATGTCCGAACGGCCCTGCATGCGATTGAACACGCGGCCGTTATGACGTTCGTCGGCGGCATGTTTGGCTGCCTGGTATTTCTTGGTGCCTGGGCTGTGGAAGGTGATCGACAGCTCGGCCGGATTGCCGGCGGCGTCCAAATTTGATTCGTCGACTTGCACCTCGCCCGCCGCGTCGCGGACCAGCATTACAGCGGAAGCAGCGATAGCCAGTTTTTTGATGTTGTACATAATGTTGCCTTTCGTGGGTAAATAAATGCCCGTGTCCAGCCGCGCGCCCACGAAGGCGACACGACTGGATCGGTGCTGGTGATGGCCCTGAGGCCGTGTTATTACTCTTCCGGATCCGGTGCCGCGACGCGGACGGTGTCGCTCTGGCGCAGCAGCGAGAAGCCGAACAGCACGGCATCGTCGATGCCCGACGCGGTCTCGGTCGGCGACATGGCCTGCGCGGTGAAGTAGCGCTCCGACAGATCCTGACGCACCACCTTGTAGGAGTTGGTGGTGAAGTTGCGGGCCGAGGCAAAGCCGCGCACCAGCATCTGGCCCGGATCGTTCTCGACCAGCGCGGTCTGGAAGTCGGCTTGCGCGCGGGTGGCGCTGCCCTTCTTGGTCAGGTTGACGCCATTGCCGATGTCGGCCACGGTCGACGTGGCGGAGGTCTCGCCGGTCACGTCACCCATGGAGCTCACCGCGCCCACCAGCGTCCAGGTCTTCAGCTTGAAGGCGGTAGCGGTGTTGGTGGTTGGACGGCCGGCGGAGACGTACAGCTTGCTGCCGGAATTGGTTTGAAAATCTGGATCGAAGTCTTCGGCTGCCATATTTGCTACCTTTCAAAAAAAAGCCCGCCGGCGGTTGCGGGCGGGCGGGCTAAAAAGCGAAGTGAAAAAATCAGTTGGGCTCGATGTACGTGACCATGAAGTCGCGCGACTGCTGGTAAATTCCGGCGTCGTCGTCGCTGAAGTCCGGCCCGACGTCGAGCCGCAGCACCGTCCGAACCTTCACTCCAGCCAAGGGGCCGGCGTGCACGCCCATTCCCAGCTTTGCTGCAAGTACGAGCTGCTTCTGGCTCGGGTAGTCCTTCGCGTGCACGGTGACTTGGATCCGCGCGCGCACCAGCGTTGTCGGTTCGTCTCGCGATACCGTCGGGAATTCATTGCGGCTGACCTCGGTGACGCCGATCGCTGGCAGCGCCGAACCCTGAGGTACAGTCCCGGCCATGATCTGCGCGGGCTGCACCAGCGCGATCAGCGGCTGATGTGCGCGCAGCAAGGCCAGCATGACGAGGACGCCGTTCATACGTCCTCCGGCGCCGGCACGTCGAGGCCCTGTTTCGTCAGGCGCTCGCGAATCTTGGCCGCGACAGCTGCGACGGCGGCGGCCTGGGCGGCGTCGGCGGCCGGGCGCATGAACGGTTTTCCCGTCGCGCCGGGGTGCATCACTGTGCCGGCGATGAAATGCCCGCCCAGTTGCAGGCGTTTCTTTCCTCTCGGACGGATGACGTGCGGCTTGGTACCGAATTCCACGAACTGGATGTAATAGGCGTCCGCTCCCTTCTTGCTCATGCCGCCCGCTTTTGCGCTGGCGAAGGGGTTGCCCTTCTTGTCGACGCCAGATGACAGCCGTACGCTGTCTCTCAACGCGCCAGGGTAGCCACCATAAACCGCTTCATTCGTCGAGGACGTCGGGCCCACCGGTGCGTGCTGCTTCGCCTCCTTGACGATCACCCTGGCGCCCGCCGAAAGCGCGGCGCGCATGATGTTCTTCTGTATCTTTGGCGCCAGCGTGCGCAACAGCTCGTCCAGCTCGCGGCCGCCGCTGATATTGGTGTCGTTGCTCATACCGAGAATTTCTCCACTGTGAATTCCAGCTCGCGGGCTCCGCCAATGGAGGCCGGGCCGCCGGTGATGGTCAGCGTGCGGCGACGGCCGGACAGCTCGACGATCCGCATATCGGAGGTGATGTCCTCGCGGTACCGGATCCACACCGTGGCGGCATCGCGCGCCAGGCGGATGCCCTTCTGGGTCGCATCCGTCTTGCCGGGCTTTGCGTCTTCGACTTTGGCCCACACCTCGACCACCGGCACCCAATCGTCGGTGGGCGTGTTGTAGTCGGGATCCCTCGCTCCCGGCTTCTCGATGCTGATACGCTGGTTGTATTTCTGCGCGCTCATGAGTAGGTCTTCAGGTCATTCACCAGGCCGTCAAGATAGACCGACTGCACTGTGTCGCGCTCGGCGCGCGTTACCGGATCGAACTGCTCGACCAGCTTGCCGAGGATGAACAGCTGCGCGGTCTCCGGCGTCTTTTCGGGCGTGTTGCCGTAGCCGCATTTGACCTCCACGATTACGGCGGCCTCGTCGGCGCCTGTCGCCGGCCAGCGCTCCCCTCGGGCGGGCGACAACGAGCTGGCATACCGGCCCCGACTCAATCGATAGGCGGTATCGGGCAGCGGCCGCTCATTGCCGTCCTGGTCGACGTATTTGACCGACACGATCTCCATTGCTGGATGCGGCAGGCTGACCGCGTCGGTGAGTGGGCGCGAATCTGGATTTCCGATATCCCAGCACCGCACTGAAGGGAACGCGGGAAGGCGGACCTCCCACGTCTGTTCCATCATGCACTGGCCGATGGCGTGCTCCATCTTCGCGATGACGCCCTTGACCCACGTGGTCACCAAGGCGTCCATGTGGTCGCCGTCGATTCGCAGCGCCTGCTTGGCGGCGTCAAGCGTTACCGCCATTACGGCGGGGGCAACGGTACGGATCTGCGTCATGTCCACCCCTAGGCCGGCAGCGCGCCGCTGTTCGACAACGCAATTGCCGACATCAGGGAATCGGCGATTTTCGTCGTCGCCAAATTACTGACGTGCAGCGTGTCGCCGTAGTAGCCGAGCGCGTTGTAGGTCGCGTAATTCGTGAAGATCTTGCTCTCTTGGAAAATCACCGCGTTGAAGGTGTCTCTCAGCAAGGCGATAATCGGCTGTTCCCATGCGTCGAACTGAGCTTGTGTCAGGCCCGATCCATCCAGCGACGGGTATCCGATGTACCAGATGTCCCAGTTCGCCGCCTGCAACTGGAGGCAGATAGCGGTCAGCGCATCGAGCACTGCTTGCAGCGTGACGCTGGCGCCGCGATCGTTGTAAAACCCGCCCAACATTGCGACGCCTTTTTTTCCGGTCGCGATGAATTTCCCCAGCGCGTTGCGCGGACGGTACGCGGTGCCGGCGGCGGCAGGGTCGACGGCGCCGAGGAACTGCACCACCTGCGCACCGGCCATTGCACCGTTGATGACCTGGATTTTCGGCGAAGCGGCGGTGCGGGTCAGCAGGCCGGCGAGGTAACCGCCACCGCCAGACGCCCATCGCGCGCTTACCACAGTCGACCCGGCTGGGGCCGAAAGCACCACGCGATTCAGGACTTTGCTGCCCACGTTACGCTGCAACAGAGTCGAGGTTGCGTAGTTATCGAAAGAAACTTGAATCGCGCCTGTCACGTCGTCCTGCAAGTGGTCGATTTCCACAGCATCGAAGGTGCCGCCCGGGGTAAAGGTGATCGCCTTGCCGGACGCATCCAGGATCCAGCTGCCGCCGCCAAGAACCGGCACCTGTCCAGCCCCGAAGCCCTGTAGCACCGTTGCGTTGGTGGCGGTATAGCGCGGGTCGAATGCGACGAAGTTCGCGAGCGTGGCCGTGCTGTCGCAACCGTAAGCTGAATCTTTGGACGCCTGGAAGCCCGCCGCAGTCAGCTTGGCTACCAGCTTCGCGAGATAGCTGTTTGCCCGGCCGTTCGCCGAGTTGCTGCCGGCGCCGCCGTTCATGTAGCCCGACATCGCCGAGTCCGCCAGGCCGATGATGTAGCCGTCGCCACTGGCGAGCATTGCGCGCAAGTTGACGGTATTGCGCAGGTTCAAATTTTGGATACCGGCGAGAGCCGCGCGGCTGGTCGCCGAAACTCCCGCAACAGTCTCGCGAACCCGCAACGCTTTGGACGAATCGGCGATAGCCTGAGTGTAGGTCGCCGCAGTCGCGCCGGCGACGTCCACGCCATCCAGCGACCATTGCGGCGAATTGAGCAGCGCAGTGGTCGCCGCCGGGGTACCGATGGCCGTCGGCATCACGATCGCAGGAGTCGCAACGGCGCCCGAGCCGGTCGGCGTCGCGCTGTTCGACGCCGCTGACGCAGCGCCGCCTGTCGGTGCGAACGCCGTGTTGGCCTTCACGGTGGCAGTGACCGCCACGCCAGCGGGAGAGGCGACGGAAATCGGGCTAGCCAAGCCGTTACCCGACAAGCCGTTGCTGAGCGTCACGGTGTAACTTGTCACGGCGCTACCGCCGTTACTGGCGGGTGGAGAGAACGCGGCGACGACCGCGCCTGCACCGGCCGTCAGCGTCAGGCCGGTCGGCGCACCCGGCGCCGAGGCGCCACCGCTGACCGGGATCAGGCTGCCGCCCGGCCCTTCCATTCCCAGCACAACGCCTGCGCCGTCGAGCACCAAGCTCGCCGGCACAACTTTTCGAACGGGAGCCGGCGGCACATACGGTATGCCGCCGGTCAGATCATAC